AGCTATCAAGATGCAGGAAATGGAGCAAAAAGCTCAGTATGAACAATCTCAGAAAGCCCAAGTAAAGAATCAATACATAACTAATGTTCAATCTGTTCTACAGGATAAACTAAAAGCAAAAGAATTCGATGGAATTCCACTTAATCCTAAGTTGGTTAGTGAAGTACAAGAATTCTTATTAGTGGACAAGTATAAAACTGCTTCTGGAGAATTGCTAACAGATTTCGATAAGATGATCCTAGATTTGAAGAAACCTGAGAATCATGGACAAAAAGTTAAAATAGCACTCCTATTAAAAGTATTAGAGAAAGATCCAACTCTTTCAACAATTCAAAGAACAGGAGTAACTAAAAAGACAGATACCTTATTTAGTGAGGTTGCCAGACAAGTTACAAAAGATAATAGTACACCAGCCGAGAAAGCAACTAATGCTAAAAAAGGAAATTCTTGGAATGGCCTTTTATAATTAATTAATAAATTCGTATTAAGATGAGTATTCAAACAATCCCAGGATTAGTTGGGTTTACCTACGCCAGGGTGGCGTCAATGGACAAGCGTGCTGTAGGTAAGTTAACAGACTCCAATCACTTGGAATCCTTCCACTCCACAGAGCCAGCAGACTATGATAAAAAAATCATCAGTCTCTACACCCAGAGTTCATTGTATAGTAATGATTTTCTGGACATGATTAACAAAAGCACTCCTTTCTACATTGACAACAACAGTGATGCTTGGAAATGGGATATCGCAGTGCCTTACAAATTCCCTAAAATTATTGACATCCCTGCATCCCTAACCACTATCCTTACCAACACTGGTAAAGCTGGGATTGATGGACAAGAGTTCCAATTGGTGCTAGATACCAATGAGTTCTCTAAAAATGCCATTATTTCTGTAGGTACTCGTCAATATGGTCCTCGTTTTTATGTTATCAAAGATCCACTACCTTATAACAATGGATTCTTGTACACATTCACTCTCGTTTCTCCAAACCCTAAAGTTGATTTCGTTAACCCTACCTTCCTAAAAATTGGTATCGAACTTGAATTGACTGACGCTGCTATTGGAGAGTTTGATCAAGACTTACTAGGTCTTCCTAGATTGGGTGAAAAAATCACCATGTTTGAGTCTTTATCTTCAGGATATGGATACGAACACAAAATCACAGAATGGGCTGATGATAGAATGATGAAAGATGCAGATGGTAAAGCATTAGACATCTTGGTTTATGCTCCTCAAAGACGTAACCAACTACCATTAACTCGTAATGATGTGAAATGGGAGCCTTTCATCGAGTTCATGATGAGAAAATCCATGTTGGAACTAAAAGTTAAACGTATGATCTGGTCTCATCCAGGTACAGTTAAAACTAATGGTGGAAGACAGGAACTAAAACGTACTTCTGCTGGTGTATACTACAGAATGCGTAACAATGGTAACTTGGTTCAGTACAACAGAGGTGAGTTCAACGCTAACTTATTGCGAAGCGTGTTTGGAGATTTATTCTACAGACGTGTGGATGTGAAAGACAGACGTGTGAAAATGTACACCAATGAGGCTGGATTCGATGTTTTCCAACAAGCTTTGAAAACAGATGCTCTTAATTCTGGTTTAACTTTCGTAGCAGATTCTGGAAACAGATATCTACAAGGTGAAGGCCAACACATCACTTATAACTTTGCTTTTGACTCTATGATCACTCGTGAGACAGGTAAAATTGAGCTTATCCACTTAAAAGAGTTGGATTTACCTCAAACAAACCTAGAGTTTGGACAAAACAAAAAGTCTACACCAGTATTCTTTGTGTTTGACGTGTCTCCAATGTCAGATGGTTCAATGGTGAACAACATTCGTGAGGTGAGAATGAAAGGTGCACCTTCTATGACTTGGGGTTACATTGATGGTACTAGACACCACTTAGGATTCGCAAAATCTCAAGGTATGTCTTCTGCTAACAAATTCCCTGGGTATGAGTTATGGATGAAAGATAGATGTGATATCTTTATTGAAGACTTGTCTAGAACAGTCTTGATTGAGGAAATCCCACAATTCTAACAACCAACAGAGTCTGAGATCCCCCTAACCACCCCACTCTCCCACCAGGGGGGTTTCTTTCTCAATTAGATGTCAGGACAACGCTGTGGTCTTCGATGACAGACATCTGCTAAACCAACAAATTAACTACATTATGGGAAGTAAAATAGGCAAGATTGCTGTCCTTAAGAAGGAATACAGCAGTTCAGATCAGCAAACAATGCAGGGTAGCTTAGCTCAAAAAGGATTAACCAGAATTCCAGGTACTGGTGTTTTTAAATTTCCTTACAAGGAGATTGATGGAAAGTATCGTACTGGTTTAGACCCTGATGCTACATATATCAAAAGAATTCAAGATCCTTTAGAAAAGGAATTGGAAACTGAGAGAGTTAAAGAACTCAGAGAAAGATTAGAACGTGAACTAGGTGGTATTGATTTGGGCCCAAGATCTACATTCTGGAACTATGGTCTTGCTACTAGTGCAGATGATATGTCACATATCCAGCCAGTGAAACTGATGGATGGTGATAATTACTTTGACTTATCTATTCCATATCAGGAAATAACATTTGCCTGGTTAAGAGTACACCCCACAATTGCAAGCTCATATCAAGCTTGGGAGCGTGGTGAATATCCTGCAGATACACAGTTTTATGTGTGTGATGAAGAGATTGAAAGTCAAGTTGCTTATAAAAAGAAACAGCTTATCAACAAAGCTATTGTTAAGTTTGACTCTATGACTATAGAGAAACAACGTAAGGTAGCACGTCTTCTAGGCTTACCTGTTACTGAGGATACAAAACCAGAGATGGTATATAATCAGATTGACAGTTTGCTTAAGAAAACAGAGTTTGGTAAAGGTAAATTCTCTGGATTGAATCCAGTAGAAGTCTTCAACAGATTCGCTGATATGCAAGATAGTTTACTTCACATAAAAGATTTAGTTAAACAGGCAATTGGCCACTCCATTTATAGAGTAAAACCTAATGGTAGAATATATGAAGGAGAATTCGAGGTTGCTATTGATGAAGATGAATTAGTAAAACATCTAATTGATGAGGATCATCAGGATGATTTACTCACATTGGAAGGAAAATTAAAATCTAAAAAGCTAGCTGCTACATAAGCAGCTGGCTAAAATAATAAAAGATGATACCAGTAGATAGCTTATTATATAAGATTGATCAAAAGTTAAACAAACTATCCTCAAATGCCCATCAACAAATTCCTTTAGAGGATAAGATCTTAGCTCTTAATGAAGCTCAGCTCAAGTTGATAAAGCAAAAAGTGGATGGTTTTAGTACGCCTGCTGGTATGGGTCAGGATAGCTTCAAGAAACGTTATGAAGATTTGCAAAGATTAGTAGTAACTTATGATGATGGTAAACTACCCCTTACATTGGCAGATCCTATACTAAATAGATGGGCTGCTGATCTAAACAAACTAAAACCAGAATACATGCTTTATGAGGATTCCTATGTCCTAGCTGACAAAGGACCTTGCAAAGACAGAAAGATTTGGATCAATAAAGACTTAGCAAGACATGGAGATTTACAGTTCTTGGTTAATAATGAGCATTACAGACCCTCATTTGAATATCAGGAAACATTTAACTGGATTTCTTCAGATGAAATTAGTATCTTTACAGATGGAACTTTTACCCCTTCAGCTATCTACATAATGTATATGAGATATCCTGAGTATATAGACAAAGAAGGGTACATAAAATTTGATGGTACAGAATCAAAAAATAACAATTGTGAGTTGGAACTTTATTTGGAGGACGAACTACTAGACTTGACAGTTCAAACTCTAGCAACTTATATAGAGAACCAATCAGCAATTCAGACTTCTCAAATGAGAATTCAAACAAATGAATAATAATTTTTAAATTTAAAAGAAATGGCAGATTTTTCATTAACCACGCTCTTCGTAGTCCCAAGTACTCAAGCTGCGTTGCCTTCAGCAAACAGCACACAAGACTTGGTGCAAGGCCAGGTTGGATTCTTCCTTAATGACTACTCAGTAGGAACTGCAGGTAACGTAGCTGCAGCACCTTATTTTTATGTTGCACAAGGTAGACAAAATACCTATTTGCAAGGTAGCAAACGCTCAGACAAGATTAAAGGTCCTGTTGGAGCAACAGCAGCTAACGCCAATGTAACAGAGTTTTACAAAGTGTTAGGTTGTGCTACAGCAATGGTACAAATCACTGAAGTAAGCAACTTCCACGTACAATGTGGTGACGTACTTACTGTAACTATTCGTGCTCACTCATCTTACATTGATACGCTATATTTCAATGGACTAACTCGTTCTGTAACTGTTCAAGCTCCTTGTTGTGCTTGTGGTGCAGATCCATGTCCTGACATTATAGCTGCTGATATGCAAGCTCTTGTTGATAAAATTGTTGCAAAATTGCAAGAACAAGCCCCTGGAAACAACCCAGACAATGTGTCTTTGAACAACTTCTTCACTTTTGCTAGAGGTGGTTCAGGTGCAGCTTCCAAACTTGTTATCACTGGTAAAGCTTTGACTAAATATGGACAACCATGTGATGTTGCAGCCTTCCCACATGAATATGACAGAATGTGGTTCAGAACTTTCGTTTATGAAGGTCCAGCTACTACTGCAGACTTCATCGTAGCAGATAACTGTAATATTGTTGCTACAGCTAATATCATCCAAAGATCTTCCTATCCAACAGGAACTTCTGAAGAGATTAAACAGCTGCAAAAAAACTTCTACAGCTATCAAGCAGGTTACCTTAAACATCTTTACAGAACTATGGGGTATAATGCAAACTACGAAGATTATGTATTAGATGGTGCAGTATATGATACTTACTACCTCAAATTCAATGAATTTGATAAGTCAGCTTACCAATGGGGGGATTATATCCCAACAGACCAAATGGTTATTATTGCTGCAGTGGCTGGTAGTGCTATAGCAACAGCTATTGATGGTGTTCTTGCTGCTGCAATGGGAGTAACTATTGCTAGTGCAACAGTTAACGCTGCTTGTGCTACTACAACTACTACAACTACAGTTGCAGGTACAACCACAACCACAACTTCTACGCTGATTCCTTAATCCAAGTAGAATTGTTTAACCCCAATGTCAGAGGTATGAGAGGATTTCTCTGTCCTCTGACATTTTTATTTTAGAGATATATGGCAACAAATATAAAGATAGTCGTGTTAGAAACACATGATGTCAAGACATTAAATGTGGCAGATGCTTCTCAGTATCCATCTAATCCTCCTGTGGTGACTAATCCTACGTTATTAGTTACACCTCCAGGGTTTCCTGTTGTGTCTATAGCACCTTTTATTGTGAATGGTAATAATATACTCACCTCTGATATGCTGAAAATAACAGCACCAGGATTAGTAATTCCTCTTCCAGATGGAGTATATCATTTCAATTATTCTATAGCTCCTTCAGCTACATATTCTGATAGTATTTCTTTTATGAGGGTTAATAAGCTACAGGAGAAGTTTGATAGGGTGTTTATGACATTAGATATGATGGAATGTGATAGGGAAGTTAAAACACAAGCAAAAGTGCAACTAAATACAATATATCTATTGATTCAGGGTGCTATTGCTGCAGCTAATAACTGTGCTACTATAGAAGCCAATAAGCTCTATGATAAAGCATCAGCTATGTTAAACGCTATGACACATAATAACTGTGGGTGTAGTGGTAATAATTTCATTGTAAATTTTAAATAAAATGAAGGCAACATGTATAAATTGTGGAGTTGAGGTAGGCTGCTCGTGTGGCCTGCAGGGTGGCTTGTGTGGGACTTGTGTAGCTAACTTACAGAAACCAGTAACTAAATAAGAAATGATAAATCCTAGAAAATCAGACTGTAAGGAGTGCGCAGAAATCTTGCCCCTGATTGACGCTATAAATTGTAGATTATTTGAAGCCAGTAGTGACATGTACAATAATCTATCTTATGGTTTAAATCGTAAGATACCTGCTACTGACCTTTTAGACCTTTTGGCATACATAAATATGTAGATATGAATTATGCTTGTGATTTTTCTGTAAATCAAATAGCTAATAGAGTTAGAATACTAACTGCAGGGTGTGACTCTTGTGTTTACAAGGAACCTATAATGGTATTTCATAGAAATTGATTAATAATATTAAAAATATAAACCATGGCATGCTCAAATTGCTTTAATGGCTGTGCAGATGTAATTTCTGACCAGTGTGTTAAATACACAGGAGTAGATATTACTGCTCTTGGTATTAAAAATGGTGACAATCTGTTGACAGTTGAAAATGCTATCACTGATAAGATACTGAAATTAATGGATGGTACAGGTATTATACCTACGCTAAACAGTAATGATGTATGTGCCCTAGTGAATAGTTTCATGCCATGTTGTGCACCATTTAACTTAAATGTTGTATTAACTGCTTTTTTAAAATCTATATGTGCTTTAGATACTAGATTAAAAGCTGCAGAAGATAGTTTACTACTAGTAAAAGCAGATATATTAGCTTTAAATGCTAATTACACTATTCCAGCTTGTATTACAGGAGTTACTGCAACTACAGATACACATGATGTGCTTCAAGCCACCATGACTAAACTATGTAATGTAGAGGTTGACTTGCATACTAATTATACTCGTACAGATCAACTGGATGAGTTTATTGATGCTCATATTGCTGGGCAGGCTGCTACTACTAATAAATACAATACAAGGATGATTCCTTGGGTTCCTTATCCAATATTCTTAATCCCAAATGGGGCTTTTGATGGTAATGGTGCAGGAATTGTTGGTGGTCCTTGGGAAGATATTTATATATGTAATGGAAAAAGTCACTCTGGTATACAAGATTTGCGAGGTAGAGTTATAGTTGGTTCAACAAATATGGGCCCTGCTCCTTTTGATGCTGAAGTTACTCCAGGTGGAAGTAATCCTACATGGGCTATAGGTGAGAAAAAAGGGGTAAATGTTGTTCCTCTAACAGTGGAAAATATGCCTTCTCATAACCATGTAGGTGAGATCTTCATAAATGATCCTGGGCATACTCATAGTTATAATGCTCCTGTATATGAATATAAAGCAGATTTTGATGATAATGAGAGAGTTTGGAGAGGTGTTACTCAGAAAGTAAGTATTGATTCTGCAAAAACAGGATTAAAAGGTAATGAAACCCTAGCAGCATCAGAGAGAAATGTAAGTATTAATGTAAAAGATAATGGTGGAAATGTAGCTCATGCTAATATCCAACCAGGTATGGGTGCTTTTTATATAATGTATATTCCTAAACCTTAATATCATGTGCTGCTGTAATTCAAATTGTACTTGTGGAGGAACCTGTCAAAATTGTCAGGCTACCTCTACTGATAATGTAAAGTATACAGGACCTAATCAACCTTGTACAGAAATAAACTTTAATGATAATCTAACTGTTATTATTCAAAAGTTAGAAGCACTTGTTTGTGATCTACAGACAACTGTTGTAATATTGCAACAAACAACTACTACAACTACAACTATAGAACCTACAACTACAACAACTACAACAATACCATAATGGATGTACTAATAAAATTTGCTCAGATAGGAGGAGATGCAGAACCTTTTAACCTTTATACAAATGTTGATGGGTTCATAGCTGCTTTTGCCTCTGGAGTAACCAGATCTCAATTGCTTGCAGGATTTCCAGCAAGCATTTCTGATTCTGCTACTGTAGTTAGAGTAAGATCTATTAGTGCATGTAACAATTATACAGACTTAGCTGTTCCTGGTATTACTACTAGTACTACAAGTACTACCAGCACTACTGTAACCTCTACAACTACCACAACTACTACCTTGCCTATGGCTTATCCTGTAGTTGATGCTTGTTGTGGACTTACTCCTGGTACTCACTATGTGAATGCTCCTCTAGGAACATTTGCCCCTGGTGATGTATTTAGTAGTATTAGTATGGGATATTTTGGAGCATTTATGGTTTCAGGACCAATGGAGCCAGGTATAGTAGATATAGTACGCTATGATAGTACTATTTATGGTAGTTGTGCTGAATGGGATGCTATTTATCCAGGTAATATTTCTTGTCAATAATAATTGTAACTATGACAGTCTTAATAACATTAACAACAGCAGGTGCAAGTACAGGTCCTTTCGATCTGTACTCAAATCTGGACAATTATACTACTGCTTTCGCTACAGGAGTATCTAGAGCCTCATTGGTTGCAGGATACTCTAGTACTGTTGTACCTGACAATACAACAACTATAAGAGTTAAAAGTACAGGAAATTGTTCAAATTATGTTGATATCCCATGTGATGTAATATTCTACCCTTTCAGTCTATCTAAAGGAGAAGATTGTACTATGGCATGTGAAGACTTTGCTGTTGTTCGTAGTAGAGATTTCTTTAATCTAATATAATCATGATACTAGGTCTATATAGTAATTGCGCAAATTTGGCTCTGAGTTGTAGATTATATCAAGATAATCGACTAACTATACCAGCGCCTGATGCTTTCTATTCTGATGGTGATAACTGTTATACTGTAGTAAATGGAGCAATAACTGAAATTACCCCATGTGTTGCTCCTTGTGATTTGGTTATCACTGGAGTTACTTCTACTGATCCTACTACTTTAGGTGGTACTGATGGTACTATCACTGTAACTTTTACAGGTACTCACCCACCATTCAATTACTCAATTTATCAAGGGGCTGTAAAAGATCCAGGTACTTTAATAATTGGAGGAATAGCAACTTCTCCTCAAACTATTACAGGATTGTCTGCTAATACAACATATCATGTAGATATTATGGATGCTAATGGTTGTATTGCTTCTACTACAGCTACGCTAGGACAATCAGCTACAAGATTTGATGCAGACTGGATTATGGTTACATATGAGTTTACTAATGGTAGTGATTTGGATACAAGATCAAGAATTGCTATACCAAATATAGGTCAAGATTTGCAGTCTGAATACCTAGGATGGACTTATCTTGGAGCATTTGAACCTTCTGTAGCATATAGCAGCGCTTCTACTATTAATCCTACACAGCATACAATATGTTGGGGAGGAGATAATACAGGAACTGGATTTGAGTCTGTCTTGCTTAATGTAGCTCGTTTTAAAGCTTTACACCCTGGTGAAACATCTGTCACAATAGATCTTAGAGCATTTTGGTATGGTACAATAGGAACAAACCCTGTTGTAGCTGCAGTAACACTATGGAAAGGAGGTACTCCTATACATGATGGTTGTAAGGTAGGTGCTACACCTTATTGTTGGACTAATCCAACAAAACAGTTTGAAGGAACTATTGATTCTGTTCCTAAAGTAATTACTTTAAACAGAACTCAGGGATCTGCTTCTGGAGAAAGGTTAGCAACATTAAAATATGA